CATAATCCCAAGAGTGTCGTCCTCACAATGACGGCTTCCATTCACTTCCTCGACCGTGGCTGATCCTTCTTTACCAGTCCACGGTTTCCCCAGCTGCCCCGACTCCAGCAGGAGTGTGTTCCCAAGGGTCCACATCCATCGAGTCGAAGTACCGGTTGACACCGCTTCCTAGTGTTGCCACGTCGTTGTAGCCTTCTGCATCGCCGCGGGTAAAGTTCGGGGGCAGGTCCCCAATCTCTCCTTCTCGGGCCACTTCGGAGTAAGTTGGCAGGTAGTCTTGTGCGGCGTAGATCGTCTCAACTACCACACGTAGTGCTGGCACTACCTTCTTTTCTTTCGGCACGTTTCTGAATAACGCGCGTGCCGACTCCTGGACCTCCGAAAAGGAGGGGGGGGATACCAGGGCCCCCAACCCAAACCCGGAACCTCGCACGACTGCGTGAAGGGTACGGAACGGAAGCACCGAAGACGGTGTGGCAGCAGCATGGTTGTTAGCTTTTGCTAATCTGCGTTGCCACTCCTTTCGGATTGCCTTCCGCCCGTTGACCTTCAAGTCTCTGGCGAGTTTCCATTTGACAGCGGCCATCTCACGGCTTTGTAGGGCGAGCAGATCCCCGGTCATGAACTCAGCATCAATCATCATTAAGTCCTCAGAAGGGACTTTCAGATTATGCGGTTCTACCGGCTCAGGAAGCTCGACGACCCCACTTGCGCGAGAGCAAATGGCCAACTCACGTCTCCACAGACCCACCCTGTGCAAAGCCTTTACGACGAGAGGTCCTCGGCAGTCTAATTGACTAAGTGACCAAGGAAGCGTTGACAGATAGTTTTTGTGCCATCGAAAGAAGGCACAGGCTGTCGCGAAACGCTTTTCCTTGGAACTGCCGCGAAGGAAGTCTCGAAAGGTCGCACCCATGTTGTGAGGAACTTCTGGCTTACGAAGCATCCCGAGGTGTAGAGTTGGGACGACAATCAAATCATTACCACGCCATTTTAATAGCGTTGAATTGATCGTCCCGTACTTCTCAGACACCTGGGTCTTGCTCCGCTCAACCTCTAGCCCCAAGTCACCAACATGGCCCATCCAGTGGGCGCTGAACTCTCGACAAGACTGAAAAAGAATGTCGTCACCGTTCACCAGTAGTGGAATCCTAGTCTCCCAACCCTTGCAGAAAAACTGCTTTTCGCCCCGGAACGTCAATTCAGCGTACTTAAACGCCAAAAAGTTCTGGAGACACAATAAGGGAAAAGAGAGATAGGACCCCATCATCTGGCCTACGGTAGGAACGAACCATTTAGTCTCGTCGTCGTAGA